CCCCAAAAAACCATCGACTAAAAAACGCATCAAGCTTCAGCCGTCCACCAAAGGTTTTGCATCATGAGCAGCAGCTACTTTCACGATTGGATCAGTGACATTGCACCGCAAGCAATGCAACCTGTACTGCCCGAAGCACAGGACACCGAAGCCATGATGGATCGTGTCATCCTTCTAGAACTCCTTTATCACCTAGACAAACGCCACGATCAATCACACCCGCAACACAACACCTACACCGGTCTTTGGCAACAATACCAAGACAATGGCAACCATCTCTGAAAAGTACATCGGCGACCGTGAAGTGCACACTTCACCACGCGGTGCTCAATACATCATCACCGACGATGGCCGCAAGCTCTACATCAGCAAAACCAGCAAAACCTACCGTCGTAGCTTCAAACCGCGCCCTGGCGCATTCGCTCGTTTCCTAAATTCGCAAAACTCGGTATAGTTATTGCAAATGCAAGCTTTCACTACGTGACAAGCATTAACGATCTCAAATCAGATCATAAAAACGCTCGTAAACGCACGAATCAATCCGCAGAGCTGATTCAGGAATCAATTAAGCGTTACGGTGCAGCCCGTAGCATCGTCATTGATGAAGACAACCGCATCCTCGCAGGTAATGGCACCATCGAAGGTGCAAAGGCTGCAGGCATCAAAAATGTACGCATCATCGAAACAGCAGGTGATGAAATCATCGCCGTTCGACGTACCGATCTAACAGAACACGAAAAGGTAGGTCTTGCTCTAGCGGATAACCGCACCAGCGACTTATCAGACTGGGATGCAGAAATGCTGCATCAGCTCAGTCAAGAACAAGACATCAGCCCTTGGTTTGACGAAGATGACTTAGCCGAAATTATTGGTGAAGTTGAAAAGTTACCCAGCGAAGAAAATACAGATCCAGACGATGTTCCTGAAGCCCCAGAAGATCCAATAACTAAGCCAGGCGATCTTTGGATTCTTGGTGATCATCGTTTGTTGTGTGGTGATTCAACTTGTCCGACCGATATTGAGCGTTTACTAAATGGAGAAAAAGCTGCATTGCTTCATGCAGATCCACCGTATGGAATGGGCAAAGCTTCTGATGGCGTAGCAAATGACAACCTATATGACGAAAAGCTCGATCAATTCCAAATGGATTGGTGGAATACTTTTCGCCCACATCTAACGGACAATGCGAGTGCTTACATTTGGGGCAATGCTCCTGAGCTTTGGCGGCTTTGGTACAAGGCTGGCCTTGGCGATTCAGAGCTAATTGAGCTTCGCAATCAGATCGTCTGGGATAAAAAGTGCATCCCTGGCATGAAGTCAGAAACACAGACCAGCTATCCCACCACGACTGAGCATTGCCTTTTCTTCCAGCTCGGCAATCAGTTCCGGGGCAATGTCAACACGGCAGACTTCCCCGAAACTTGGGAGCCTATTCGTTCATACCTTGAATCTCAGGCCACTGCCGCTGGTATCGATGCAACTACTGTCCGTGATCTTTGCGGGGTGCAAATGTATGGCCATTGGTTCACGCGCTCGCAATTCACGCTTATTCCTGAAAAGCACTACAACACTTTGCAGGCAAAATTCACTGGTTTATTCCAACGTCCTTGGCGTTCACTAAAAACAGAATGGGACAAAGTAAAAGGTGGACCGACTTCAGAAATACAAGGTGCTCGCTCTTATTTTGATAATGTGCATGACGTAATGCGGGACGTTTGGGAATTTTCACGAGTTCATGGTGAAGAACGCCATGGGCATGCAACTCCCAAACCTGTTGACATGATGAAGCGTGTAATGCTTTCAAGTCTTCCAAAAAATGGGCTTTGTCTTGAGCCCTTTGCTGGATCTGGGTCTACTTTGATGGGAGCGCAAGCAACCGGTCGTCGTTGTTTTACTGTTGAGCTAAAACCGGTTTATTGCGATGTTGTCATCAAACGATGGGAAGCGTTTACCGGCCAAAAAGCGGTTTTGGAATCTAAGGAGGAATGATGGCAACACCGAAAAGCACAGTTCAGCAAACAATGGAACGTGCTAATCGCTGTGCACGCATCCTGGCTAACGGTGGCAAGCGGTCCGACTGCATACGATACGCAGCAGAAAATTGGGGTGTCTCACCTCGCGCAACTGATAATTACATCAAGAAAGCGCGGGAGTTGATGCGGCAAGATTGGGACATGGAACGCTATGAAATGGTGTCTGAATTGTTGTCGCAAGCTTCTACTTTGCAGATGGAAGCTCGTAAACGCGGGCAATTATCTGTTGCCCTGGGCTGTATCAATACAGCAGCAAAACTTGCTCAGCTTGTGTCATGACTGAAATCAAGCCCGTCAAGAATGAAGACTTCTGGTATGACCCAACAGAAGACAGCATGTATCGCGTGTGCATGAAAATCGACGGTGTGACTGCGTGTTGCACTGTTTCGTCGATGCACTTGATTGAAGAAAAGCGTGCCCAGTTGCGCGGTGCATGTTTGCGTAATGTCGATTCTTGATGTTGTCCCTGAAGGGAATGTCCTTCAAAAGCTTGGTGAAGCCCATGCGTTGCAAGATGCAAACGAGCTGTTAGATCGCATCAAGGCTGATCTACACCCAGGGCAACTTGACTTTGTATCAGATCAAGACTCACAGATCTTGGCAATATCAGCCGGATACGGTGCGGGTAAAACCAGAGCACTGTGCGCCAAAACGCTTGCGCTATCCATTGCCAATCAAGGTTTCATCGGTTGCGTTATGGAACCAACTGGCCCGTTGATTCGCGACATCTGGCTAAATGACTTTGACGACTTCCTAGAGCATTACGAGATCCCGCATACCTTTAGGGCTTCACCGTTGCCGGAATATATCCTGCATCTGCCCGGTGGTGATACGAAGATCCTGTGCCGCAGCTTTGAGAACTACCAACGCATCATCGGCTTGAACCTTGCATTCTGCTGTGCTGATGAGGTGGACGTTGTAAACACCGCGATTACATCAAGAGCGTTCCCCAAGATCCTTGGTCGTTTGCGTTCCGGCAACATCAGACAATTTGCGGCAGCATCGACGCCAGAAGGCTTTAAGTGGTTGTATAACGAGTTTGGGAGTTCTGAGGCGCTCGAACGTCCAGACCGAAAGCTCATCAAGATGAAGACAATAGATAATCCACATCTGCCGCCTGACTTCATTGAACGATTAAAAGCTAACTACGACCCAAGCCTGCTGAAAGCGTATCTTGACGGTGAGTTTGTAAACCTAAACACAGGACAGGTTTATGACAGATTCGATCGTGAGAAGCATGTCATCAAATCATTCGATGCAGGCAGTGAACCTTTACACGTTGGCGTTGACTTCAACATCGGAAACATGAGTGCGGTGATCGCAGTACGAACACCAGATAAGCTGATTGTTATCGATGAAATTAGTGGTGGTCATGACACGGATTTCATCGGACAAGAAATTAAAAGACGCTATCCCCACCGTCAGCTATATGCCTACCCTGATGCATCAGGCGGAAATCGAAGCACGAACGCCAGCAGAACCGACATCGAGATATTGTCCAGCTACGGATTCAGCAATCAATCAGAAAGATCCAATCCTCCCGTGCGCGATAGGGTGGCTGCTGTTCAAGCTGCTTTGGAAAATGGGAAAGGACAAGTAAGGGTGCAGATCACGGAAAACTGTAAGCGCACGATTGAATGCTTGGAACTGCAAAGCTACAAAGAAGATGGCACGCCGGATAAAGATGCTGGATACGATCACATAAACGATGCCATCGGCTACATGATCTGGAGATTGTTCAATCCACTACATGCAAGAGCAGGTCGTGGAACCGGAATCAGGATCTATTGAGCCAGTTGCGAAAGCTGCACACAATGGGGTGAAGTGGGGTCAATCTCGGGTATCTTTAATTCATCGGGGATCACCCCACACTCACCCCTCAAGTAAATGTTCCAACGCATCTTCGACACTGAGACTTTTAACCCTGCTCTCGGTTTTGCTACTTGCCTTGAAGAAAACGTCGAAACCATTGGAGCCAAAGGCGGCTTTTTCATCGAAAAAGTGACTGTCCGCAAGGCCGCTACCAACATTGGCAACACCTGGACTAAGCACGTTGAAACTCGCTTTGTTCTCCGTGACATTGCAACCAACGAGCTTCAAATCAGCGGCACCCTTGATCGCTGCTTTGCTCACATTGACGCCAAGCTACTTGCTGTTTGATTGCACGGGGGGCGAAAGCCCCCTTTTTACTAGACAACAACGCAGAGATCATTTACCCTAAGCTCTGTTCACCTTTGTTCATTGAACATGCTTGAAGGCGCAGACTTGATTGCTAAAACTAAAGCAATGGCTGATTCTTCCCGTTCGGATCTTGTTCGGGAATGCGGCTATGTCACGATTAAAGAAGACGGCACCGAACGGCTCAACTTCGTCACCTTTTACGAAGCACTGCTAAAGGCCAAGGGCGTTGACCTGAAGCCTAAAAAGCGCATGGGCCGCAAGCTCACGCACAAAACCAAGGTGCAATCTGATGGCAAGGTGATCGTGGGTAGTGCCTACATCGAAGGCATGAACCTTGATCCTGGCACCACGTTTGACATTAAGGTAGGCAAGAACAGCGTGGTTCTAACTGCTGCAGGCGCAGACTAAACTAGGGACATCGACTTGCGGGATTAAGGCGGTGTATTCTGGTTTCTCTCACTATGACCGGCAATTATTTGCCAAGGTCTCGCAAGTCAACG